TGATCTTGGATTGCTTCGTTTGCTACATTTTGCACTTCGTGCAGGTCAGTTGGATCGTTGACCCAACAAACCATTTCAATCTCTGAAGTTTCGACGTTACCATCGTCATCTTCTGCAAACATGAGATACATTTCAAACCTTGGCATCAGGGGCGTCCTTACTCGAAAATTCTCCACCCAGAGAAGAGTATGCCGCTTTGTCTACCCACGAGTCTGAGTGATCTATCTTGTTCAGGATACGCGAAGTTTTGAGCCAGTCCATCATTAATGCAACGTGCGTAGGAGTGATTTCCCCATGCGATATAATTGCGCTGCGCAAAATGACGTTCCAACCCTCTGCAATTCTTTCATGATTATCGTAGGCTTCACCGTAATCTTTGGCCCTTGCGCCATTGATTAGACTTTCTGCCTGTCTTAAAAAATCTTCTCGCCTCAATTTAGTTTCTCCTGTGCTGCATAGAATGCTTTGCTTAGAGCGTCTTTGTTCCAACAAAAACTCAAAGCACAGCCTGCTTTATATTTTGTCCACGAGAAGTCCATTGAACTGACATGGATGCCATAATCCATCAACAGGTTCTTTTGCTTCTCTGTGGCCCTGTTATTGAGCCAACGCTTTGTTTTGTTGGCTGCATCGCTGTCTTCGATTTCGCGCAAGAAGTCATCGGCTGCTGACATAGCATGAACCTTCTCGCCAATCGCTACGGTGCGAACACGTCCTTTTTGTGACTTTACCATAGCAACCCACATATCATCTTTAATGTGACCTACAAAGGCAAAGCCCTGAAAGCCCATAGCCATCAATGCATTGCCCTCTTGGAATGGGCTAATCCATAAGAATGGCGATAGCTGCATCAGATCGTATTCTGTCATGACGAACTGTTCGAGCGCGGACTTTTCTTCTGCTACGAACTCATGACCGCAGATGGGACACTCTGATACACGCGCATGAACCTCTGCATCACAAGATGGGCATGTTTTTGTGGGTGCTTCGCCATCAACCGTTTTTTCTCTGCCATCAAGATTAGCGACATCATCAATGCTGCCATGCGTAATCACAGACGTACCAAAGTCCATAACAATGCAATCAGTCTTGATTGTGTTTGGGTATAACTCAGGATCAACGATGCGTAGCCCACGACCAATCATCTGCACCATTGTGCCTTTCTGAGAGCATGGACGCGTTAAAACGACACAAGACACAGGTGGAGCATCAAACCCTTCTGTAAGCACGGCTACGTTGACCACAACCTGCAAATCACCATGCTCAAGGTCATGGAGCATTTGTGATCTTTCTTCTTTCGGTGTTTCGCCTGTCACAAAGTTTGCAGCAACACCAGACATAAGGAATGCATCACAAAGATGTTCGGCATGTTTGACGGTGGAGCAGAACACAACAGTCTTGCGATCCCCTGCTTTTTCCTCCCATTCCCGAACAATTCTTTCGTTAATCACTTGGCGATCCATAATCGCGGCGACTTCTTCCATGTCATATTCTTTGCCGCGTCTGGTGACATTATCCAGTTGATCATTAACGCCTAGATCGACCACAAAGGTTTTGGGGCGAACGAGGAAGCCTTCTTGAATCAATGCACCGATTTCGATTTGGTGTGCGCAGTTGTTAAATACAGAACGCAATCCCTTGCCATCACCGCGATTGGGCGTGGCTGTAAAGCCTACAATCTCTGCGCTATCGTTGTCCTCAAGCACAGCATCAATCACACGGCGGTACGTCTTTGCCGCTGCGTGGTGTCCTTCATCAATCACCACCATGTCGAACTTAGGACGTTGCGCGAGGTTACGTTCACGAGAAATAGTTTGCACCATTGAGAATACGGCATCGCCATCCCAATGCTTGACCGTTCCATTCACAATGCTTGTTGTGATGTACGGGTTCACCTTTTTGAACTTGGATTCGTTTTGCTCAACAAGCTCATCGCGGTGTTGCACGATAAGAATTTTTTTGCCTTCTTTGTGGCGCTTACCAACGAGCGCAGAAAGCATGATGGTTTTGCCTGCACCAGTTGGTGCAACGACTAAGGTATTGCCGTGTTTGTCGAGTGCATTCAGAGCATCGCTTACGGCTACCTCTTGGTAGGGACGTAGTAACATAAAACACCTGTTCGCTAGAATTGGTGGGGGGATTGCGGCCCTCTGCCCCCCGGTCAGAGGTCTAGCAGGCGCGGATTGGCCTTGCCGCTAGATTACCTTTGCGCCCAAGACGGGACACCACCAGACGCTTGAGGCTGCGAAGGTGCAGCTTGCTGAGTGGCTTGCGCAGCAACAGGAGTCTGCTGCATTGGCGCTTGTCCGCTTGGGATAAATTCCCGCGAATTAGGTGTTAAAGCTGCGATCAAGCGATTGCTATCACTGTAGCCGTTAGTCCCTTTCTTAATACCAACTTTAGCACAGATTTCCATAGCGTTTAAGTCAAAAACACCAGAAATATTTCGTGCCTGTTGCGCTTCTGCTGAAACGTCCGCAGGATCAATGTTACGCGCACTTTCGACAAGTGACTTTAATGTGCGTAAACCAATCTCCTTGGCTTGCGGAATACCGCTTTGGCCCATCTTGTCACCATCGACAAAGACGCGATCCCAAAACTTACGGCGATCAAATTCGCCACCAATAATGGTGAACTCAAGTTCCATCCACTTGGCTGCTGTATTCATGGATTTTTTAAACCAAGGTCCAGAGCCAAACTCAGGCACTTCAATGTCACCTTGCTTTACAAGGACGACTGCACGGCACACTGTGCCATTAGGGATTAAAGAAAACTCACGATCTTGTGGGTTATCATCGGCGGGTACATTATTTAAATTAAGCATTTTGTGCTTCCTCTTCGCTAGAGATTTGTGTTGCAGGATCAACGAATGTTAAATCCTTTGGTTGATCGGGAGAGCCACTAGACATCTTTTCCATCAGTTTGCCTAGATGCGGCTCTTCCAAGGTTTCGAGGCGACCAGAGCGATCTTTTGCAGGGTAGCCCCACTCATTCAATGGCTGACAGACAAACGCACGATACTGACCGTGATCCCCTGACAGGATTGCCATTGTAATTACTTCGTCAACAATTCCGGGCAATTCGCGTCCAGTCTTGCTGCCTTCGATTTGCAGCGCATATTGCTTGCGCCCATAATCATCTGTGATTTCGTCAAGAATGCCAACAAAAATTACATTCTTGGCGCGAATGTGCTGAAGATGTGTAAGCCACGACATCATCTCACGCCCATGCATTCCATAGGCTGCGCGTGTGTCTAACTTCCCAGAGCGATCAGAACGCGCCTCTGGCTGCTGTAAGCACCACTGAAAGCACAAACGCCCTGCGACTGTGATAGAGTCCACAAACAGAGTATCGTACTTCTGCCAGATGTCTCCGCTATCGCCATACATGGTGGCAACGTAATCGTAATGCGCTTGAGAGTAAGGTTGATCCTCACTGAGCGCAGGGTTTGGCCCACCTAAGAAGCAGGCTAGATCACGACACTCTGTCCATGTGCGCGGACGAATCACATCAATAGGATGTCCTTCGATTGCTGCGTCACCTGCCTCCAAGTCCATAAACAATGTAGTTTCTGGATTGAGTGTTCTAGCAAGTGTGGTTTTACCCACACCGCTTGGACCGCATACCACGATCTTGTGGCCTTTCTTTTCAGCTAAACGCTGATCGGCTGTAATAATTTGCAGGACCATTATTCTACCTCCTCAATAGTAAATCCACCAACTTCTACGGTACGGCATGGTTCGAGAACCGCCTTGATTGCGGGTGGGGCTGCTGTGTATTTGCGCTCTTCCACTGCAATTGTAAGTTTACCGTAATGACGCGCATCGTCTTCAGGCATGGCCTGCAATACGTTGCCAAGTTCATCTTGATCCCACACAACCTTTTTGCGCACCGTAGCTTTTAGCTTACGATTGCCTGCAACGATGTATGTGGTTCCAAAGTCTTTGCCATCTGCGCGTAACGCATCAGTTGCTTGAACAAAGAAAGTATCATGGATTTGTTGTTCTACGTCTTTCAACTCTTCACGCATTTCACTAATGACGTGCTTGAGTTCATCTCGACGTTCAAATAGCTCACGACTATTCATGTCGATTCCTTTCCGCTTTAAATTACTAGAGCCTTATCTATCCCATATGAGTTGGGATTTGTCAACGACTTTTTTTAGATAAAAATATTTCTATGCCGAGGCATGCCTTCATTAATTTCTTTTTTAATTTAAATTCAGGGGTTTCTACGCCTTTGGCATCCTCAACCACCTCATACCATTCGCCGTCTTTGTTTTGCTTCTGGTATCGAAAGTCAGCAATGTATGCACAAATCTTTTCATCGTTGACCATAAGGTTGTAACGCACCTGTAGTTCCAAGTCTTTGACCGTCCCTGCGCGTTCTAATGATTTAAGATACAGGTAACGCTGTGATTCCCACTTGGAATCAAACTTGATCCCCTGCACAGTTACTTTCTTGTTTCCGTACTTGGGTCTTGACCCACGCCGCTTGGGATTATATACAGTAGGAAACGTCATTTATGGGAAGGAACCTCCATGCCAAAGCCTGAAAAATACAAATCAGTCGGTATATCAATAGACGCGTACAACAAACTGATATTCATTGCCGACCAAGAAGATCGTGCTTTGGGTAGACAGTTATCACGCATGATTGATGAAGCATACGAAGATGTTCAGGATCGTGTCAATAGCAAGCGCAGCTACCAACCTGCTGCCGTAGGCATAGGTGGCATAGCTTCAGTTATTGAAGACTAGAGAAGCCCTGCGCTACCCAAACCACCTAGCAGTGTTGCCGCCACTGCTGGGTTTTCTTTTGCTCTTTGACGAATACTGGAAACATCAGAAATACTAGGTGTTTGTACCGGGGCAACGTCAGGAACCTGAATATTTGTTCGGCTTATTGAAGGTGGCACCGGGGTAGATGTTGTTGGTTTAGATTCCAGTTGATTTTTAAATTCTCTAGTTAATTCAGATGCGTCTTGAAAACCACCAACAGTAGAACGAACACTCTGCTGTTTTGCAAAAGATGAAGCGGTGTCATTTAAGACGTTCAAAAATACCTGCATTTTACCAGCTTTAGTTTTTTCTTTCGCAGCTTCTTTTCCATACCGTGCAGCAAAAGATGTGTAAAATGGACCAGTGGATAAGAACTGACCAACTACACTAAGCCGAGCAAGTGTCCCTAAATTTTCTAATGGATTCGCTGCAATGTTAGCTGCGACAAGATCACCGCCTTCAGCAGACGCGCCTAAAACTTTCATGTTTCGACCAAACAAAGCAATAGCATCCGCCTCTGCTTCAGGGAATAAAGCTCTTAATTTACCAGATTTTTCAGCCCTTAACAGACGTTCCGATAATTGTTTAAAGGCTTTTTTATCTGTCATAAAGCTATGCTCAAAATCACCTATAAGATTTTGCATATAATATGATTGTAACTCTGCTAACTCTTCAGGTTTATTTTTAAAAAACTTTGATAGCTTTGTAATGTCGTTCCCTTTTACAGATGGACTTGCTAACAAGTCGGCTGCTTCATCTGGCATCAATGATCCCGCACGAAGTTTTCTAGCCATAGCTGCGGAATCAAACTGTGCTTTTTCTTGCATTGCGTCTTTTATGTTTCGCAACAAGTTTACACCAGTCTCATCACCTCCTGCGGCTAAAAAATCATCAATAACACTTTGATCAATTCTTGTTAAAGATAAAGCATCCATTTGATCTGCCAGCCTACGAACTTCTGATATTCGTGATCCGAACAATTCATCGGCTGTGCCGCCAAGAGCATCTATTTTTTCTTTTAGTTTACTTCCACTAAACTTTTTTGTGGCATCTAGCGTGGAACCTGATTCTCGCATCGCTTTACGCAACCATTCAGCAGCCGCACGTTCACGCAAAGGTTCGTAAACTTTTTCCCCTAAAACCTCACGAGCGTCCTTCAACAACTTTGGATTATCTTGCCTTATTAAGTTTTTAAATGCCTGAGATGGGTTTAACTCTTTACCACCTTTTACGGCTGCGTTTAGGCTTTTTAAACTAGCAGCAGACGATACTTTTTCAAAACTATCCATGCCCTGTTTAAAGAAACTACGAAGTTTTGGTATTTCAGCCGCGACATCTTTAAATAGTTTTTTATCTGCTGCTGTTAAATTTACAGCAGCTTTTCTTCTCATAGCATTACTGACAGATTTTGGAGATATAAAATCATCTAGCTTGTTAAGAAACTTGTCCTTCATAAGCTCAACACTGTCAGAGCCATAGTTACCCATCCAAGTATCATTTAATGCTTTTCGAGCCTTATAGACTTGAGTAAATGAGGCATCATCAGGCAACTTCATTAACTCATCAACAGCCATGCGCGACTTGCCAAGATTTCCTGATCCAGCCGCTACCAACCTATCAAGTTCCAATTGAGCGTCTGCTTTTAAACCACGCGTGTTAAACAATGCTGTGTCGCCTACCGCACTGTTTGTAAGATTTTCAAGGTTAGCAAACTTTTCTTTAACTTTATCGTCAAAGGCTTTGTACGCTCCGACAAATGCCCCTTGTATGTCAGCATTCAACAACTCATCTTTTTTCGCAGCTTTTCCTATCTGAACAGCAATATCATCCATATGTTTAATTAAATTATTAGATGCAAACTTTTCAGCCTGAAGCAATGCAGTGTCACCAGTCTCCACAGCGTTTGTTAAAATAGCAGCAGTAGCATCTATATCCACACCACCATCAGCGCCATAAGCACGTAACTTTCCCAAATCTGACATAATTTTTTCATGGTTTTGGCGCAATCTAGCAGATGTGCCTAAAGCCTTTTCGCTCATTGCCTGTTGACGGGCTACAAGGGAGTTCGCACCCATAGCGGACAATGAAGGTTTATACCCAGCCTCAATAGCTTCAGCGACTTCTTGTTGGGTTTGTGGAGCTAACTTACTACCTGCGCGTCCACGACCTGTTATAAGCCCAAAAGATTTACCTACCGCACCAAATATACCTTCACCAGCAGCGGCTATTGCTGCCTCCGTAGCAGCAGCCTTACCCACTTCACCAAGAGTTTCTTCTTGTGTGCCTCTTAAGGTTTCTACACCTTCTTCAAGTAGCTTACCACCTCCAGCGCCTAAACCTGCGCCAATAGCAGCACCTAAGATTGGGATAGGAATCGCAGCTTGTCCTGCTATAGCACCGCCAATACCACCTACAATTTCCTCACCAGCCACACCAACAAAGTCTTGCAAGTCAGATAAACTAAAACCACTTTCATCAATCATAATTGGTTTATCAGTTTCTATGCCGAGCAAAAGTGCGCCTTTTGGCGTAATAGCTAAATTGCCTCGCCTATCTCGAACGTAATCACCCTCTCTAAAACCATAGCGAGCTAAAACATTTTCTTCTTCTTTTTCTGTCTCAGCGCCTGCTAACTGGCGTCTTAGGCGATTATTTTTTATTCCAGTTTCTGTATCAAACTCTGCTTCTTCGACCCCTGCACCACCGATTGTGGCGTCAGCAATCATTTCATCAAAAGACTTTGATGGCCTTAAACTTTGCAAATACATTGTTTTAAACGCATCATCGCCAGATATAGAACCTGAGATAGCTCGCCTTGCGGCTAGTTCTTGTTGTGGACTTAACCCACCTTGAGACAACATTTTACGAAGTTGTAACTCTTGAGCTTTGTCCATATTAACTGCCGCCTTGCGCTTTTCTTAGTTTCTGCAACTCATCTTCATCTGCTTCAGACCAATCGCCATCAGACCACAATGCAGAATTGTCTGCTTTTGTATAACCATCTAATGTTCTAAACGCCTCCATTGCTTGGCGTCTTTTTTTATCAATAATTTTAGTTTTTAATTCTTTTATTTTCGCAACAAGTCTATCAGGAGCATCACCACCTATGGTTTTTAGCTCACCCACAATATCTCTTACCAACTGTCTGTCTGTGTCGGAAAGTGTTTTACCTGATTCACCTAATATTTCTGCGGCATTTTCTACAGACAGTTCTTTTAAGAAAAATTGTATTTTAGCTGTAGGTGTATCACCCTCAACGTCAAAGCCAAGTTTGTCACCAAGTTGTGTAAAATAGTTCGATACAACTGCTTGTGTTGTCGCAGCGTCACTTTCAACAAGGCCAATGATTCCAGCCATTTCTTGTTCTGCTGCATTTAAATCTTTTAAAGAATTACCTAAAGCGCGATAAATACCATCAGCAGATTTTACACCAGATGCCAGTTTTCCAAACTCTGGAGTTTTATCGTCTGGCAAATTGGGATTTATATCAAAAATCTTTAAGGTAAACATGGGGTCAGCCCCCGGACCCATCAAGTTAAGATCAGATTTAGTAGACGAATAAAGATCAACAGCTTCTGGAGCCTCCATCGCTTTTTGAGCAACATCGAGGTAGTTTTTCTCTGACAATATTTCGTAGTTTTTATCAAACTCTGGATCATTCACCAACGAGTTTAACTCATAGACATTAAGACGCGAACTTTTTGCTTTATCTAAATTTGAAATAAGACCAAGTACACCTTCACCTTTAGGCATAATGTAATAATTCTGTCTGTTCATAGCTTTTTCTGCTGCGGCTTCTCTTTTAGTTTTATCAGCCGATTGCATTTCTAGTGCATATTTACCTGCCAATGCAGCATTTTGTTTGGCTTCTTTTCGGGCATTCGCTAATTCAGGCAACGCAGCTTGACCCGCTTCGCCAATTGCGCCAAGCATTCCTGTAATGCCTTTACCGCCAGCCTTGTTCTGCATTAAGGCAAGTCCAAACGCCATTAGTGCCTGACTTTTATCTGGCTTACCATCAATGTTTATACCAGTTGCCTTAGAAAACTCTTTTTTATAATCTTCAATGGACATTACTTTTTTATTAGGTCCAGACTTGCGAGCCTTGTCGATAAAGTCTTGCATAGCTGAAGCGAACATTTGTTCGGAATCTGCAATTGTGTCAATACTTTGATTATATGTACCCTGACCTGCTGCTTCAGCTATTTTAGCTTCTTTTTTTCTAAATTCTTCAGCAGTTTCTTCAGGAGTAGGCAAAGTATCTTCTAAAACTGGTTCTTTTTTTGGCTTGGCTTCTAAGTTAGAAAGCAGTTCGCCAATCTCATCAAGCCCAGACGGTGCGAAAACATCACTGTCATCTGGCATTGCGTCAATAAGAGCCGCTTCATTCGCAAGAATTTCACGCTGACGGAGATTTCCAACGCCCTCAAATCGACCCGGAACTGCCATATCTTTTATGGCACGGCGTGTTTTCTCCATTTCAGCAAGATCATCCTCGCCAAAACTAAAAGACTGCCCAGAAGGGGACTTTAAATAACCAGCGCCACCAAAAAACCCGCCTTCATCTTGAACCAATCCTTCAATCGGAACGGTTAATGGACTGTCTATTGTTCTTTCAGCGTAACCTTCAATTAATTCAGGAGGTAAACCTGCGTCTGCCATTTCCATAATAGCAGACATACGACCACCGGGGTTTAAGTTTGCACCGGGAATCCGAACAAATGTTCCTGCTGCTTCAGGGCCTTCTGCTGCAAAAAGACTTCTAAGCTGCGCTCCTAAACCTTGGTTCTCAGGGTTTTCGCTATATCTTCGCGCTACTTGTTGATATCTTTGTTCGGGAGTCATAGGCACCTCTTATTAACCACTAAACCCTTGCATTGTCGCGTATGTGCCGACACCCTGCAAGAATGGGTCTGCTGATGTTTGTGGCCCTTGTGTATATTGGCTATACATAGAAGCCGATGGTGACTGCGTTAGGAATGTCTGACCGTAGCTGTATGGAGCAAGTGCTTGCTGCGTGTCGATCAATACATTCTGACGCTTGAAGTCTTCAGCTTGCTGATCGTACTGACGCTCTTTGCCGCCTAGCTCATACATAAAGCCAAGGTCCGCAGGTTGCATACCTGCATACACACGACCAATATCTGCGGACGTACCCGCTAGTTTTCCGTATGCCTGACCGACATCAGCTTGCGCACCGCCTAGCTGACCGTATGTTTGTCCCAATCCACCAGTAAGGCGTCCTGCTTCTAGGCTACGTTTCTTTTCGTCTTCTGCGGCTTTGGCTTGTGCCTCTGCGCTTGATAGGCCCATGCTGCGATACATGTCTGCGGCCTTGAGCATACGATTTTCTCCAGACTCGAATGCACTAGATTCAGCGCCTAGCTGAGTTGTACCCAAGCGACCAAGCTCCTGACCACCAGCCAATTGACGTTTCATGGCGTCTTCGTAAGCCTTTTGGCTCATCTGGCCTTCGGTAGTTGCGGCGGCTAAACCACGTTTTGCTGCATCTTCAAACGCTCTGGATTCTAATGTTGCACCAGATGTACCTAGCTGACCTGTAAGGCCAGAGGCTTGCAATGCACGTTTACGCTCGGCCTCGTCTGTTGCCATAGCGTTTGCCATAGCTTTGTCGTAACCCTGAGACATAAGGTTCGCAACAGTTTGTTGCTTTGTTTCTTCAATAGCACGTTGTGTTTCTGCGGCTTGAATACCTGATCTAGCGCCACCAAATGCACCCGCACCAACGGCTCTAGCCGCGTCTGCTTGACGCTGTTTAGCACCCTCACGCGTAATCTTCTTCATAGCCGCGTCGATGACTTGCTCTTTATAAGGGTCCATAAACTCGGTGACTTTGTTTGGATCAAAACCACCAAGACCCTGTTCGGCTAACTCAAACGCACGACCTGTTCTTCGATCAAATGCACCTTCTGCACCAAACTCACCACCTGAATCTAAGCTCGCAGGAGAGAACTGACCAAGACCACCTTGAATAGCTGTCTGCGCACCACCTAAAAGACTTGCTGCTCGACCTTGCGCATCAAATGTATCTGTGCCTTTTTGAATATCATCACGAACACCAGAAAGCGCAGTGTCATAAATACCTTTTACGCCTGTGCTGCCACGACCACCTTCTAAATATGTTTTGGCATCTGGGAAGTAATCAGTAAGGGCTTTTGCAATAGTGTCTTCGCCTGCACCTATACCAGTCGCTGCTTCAGGTATGTAACGAGGCTTTCCAGTGGCGTCTTGGAAGTATGGCAGATAACGATCCATAAACGCTTGGCGCTGTGTCGGATCACCAAGTGTAGCTGTTACTGCCGCCTGTAGGGGATCAGCACCTGCCTGAACATAATCGGGAATTGTAAAAAGGTCTTCACGGTCAATAAGACCGCCTTGAAGCACACCATCTTCATCTGGCGTTCCGAATATTCTACCAAGTAAGGCTGCGTCTAAGTCTTGAACATACTGTGGACGCGTATTGATTACTGTTTGTGTGCCATCGGTCATTACGCTCTACCCTCCAGTTTATCCATCATACCATACATTTTCTGGATACCTTCATTCAAATTACCATTACCAGCGCCCTTAACCGCATCACGGGTCATAACAAACTCTCCTGCTGTTAGCATAGCAGGAACATCATCTTTTGTCCCAGAACCTTCGCTCGGCATAATGCCACCGTCACGGCGTGGGAAGTATGTTGGGCCACCTTTGTTTAATCTTAAAAAGTCGGGGCTATCTATGCCCTCATAGTATTCCATTATCTGATCTGCTGTACCGCGTGGCCTACGAACTGGAGCAAGTCGGACCCTAGTTGGGTCTGCCATCATTTCAGCATATGTTTGATTTGCACGTCTAGCTGCGCGATCTGCATCAGTTTCTTCATCATCTTTGCCAAATACAGAATCTAGCAATTGAGAACCAAGGCCCATAGCGATAGCTTCGCCTGCTTTGGTGTTTAGAATCCTACCCAAACCCTCTTCTGGGTTCATGTTGAACAACTCTCCTATGCCCAACAAACCCTCTGCGCGTTCGTACTTTGGCTTTACAGCCTCTTCAACTACTTTTCCAAGCGCGTCAGATTTACCTGAAATAGCAGGTGGACCTGCGATTTTACTAACAGCTTTTGGAGCATCGGCGTCCATGCCGAACAAGGCACCAAGACCAGAATCACCGCCTGACAAATAGCCTAAACCACCGCCTGCAACACCACCAATCAAAGCATCACGCAAGGAAGGCTTGCCACCAGTGATAGCTTTTAACGCAACGTTACTTATAGCACCTTGCACGATAGGATTGCTAAAGAAGCTACCCCCACCGCCACCACCAAATAGCTTAGAGCCGTATTCAATGATTTTGTCTAAAAAGAACTCAGGCTCGCCAGTAACAGGGTTAATGCTGTTTTGACCAGAACCAACGGTATAGCGCAACGGATCGGCACCTGCATCAGCAAAAGCCATACC